TCGAATCTATCAGAGAATTAGCAAAAACAACTGGCTTACTTTCACCTCAAGTTTTACAAGCCGTAGATTTACTTGAGAAGCAAGGTAACCGTTCTGAAGCTGCTGCTTTAGCTACTCGTGCTTATTCAGATGCTTTAAAGAAAGCTGCCGCTGAGATTAAAACCGACATGGGTGTTATTGAAACTATCTTTAAGGGTATTGGTTCAACAGCCTCAGATATGTGGGATAAAATTCTCAACGTAGGCCGTAGAGGTGCATTAGCTGATAGATTAAAAGAAGCTTCTGCAGATGTTGCACAAAGAATGCGTGAAGGTGCTTCATGGTATCAAACTGGTGCAGCTTATCAAGAAGAATTAGTAAGATTAAAAGAGATTGAAGATAGCTTACGTAATCAAGTAGCTTTAGAAAAAGCTGGCGGTGATGAGAAGGCTAAGAACTCTGCTTATGCTGATTGGGAAATTAAGTACGGAAAATATTCTGATAAGGCTTTAAACAACCAAGAGAAATTCACGCAGCAAGTTCGCATTCAAGACCAGTACTTAAAAGACGGTATTATCACTCAAGAGAAATACAACCGCACAGTAGCTGGACTAAAACGTGAGATTTTTGGTGAGGGGGCGCAACCTAACAACTTAGAGCTTGCACAAAAAGCTTACGGTGAAGAGCTAAAGATGGCTCAAACCATGAACGACAATAAACGCAAGATTCTTAAGTTCTACTATGACATTGGTTTAAAAGACCGTGCAGAGTATGTTTCTGAAGATACTAAGTTATTAGAAGGTTCTGAGGCAGAGCAATTAGCTGTTATTGAAAAATACCAAGCTCAATTTGCTGCAGCCTATGCCGTTCAACGTGCTGCACTAACTTCAAAAGCTGGCGCTGGTTCACAGGATGTTAAAAACTTAAAAGATAAATTCGATGAGTTGAATAAAACTTTAGAGATTACTAAGAAGACATTAGGGGATACCATCGATACCCGTTCTATGGAGAACATGAAGGCTATAGGTGAAGTCGTAAAACAAGCTAAGGATGCATACGTAGAGTTTACAAAGACAGTCGCAACTTCTCAGAATCAACGAGAATTAGCAACAGCTTCTGAAAGAGAATTGGCAGGTACTTATGGTGCTTCTGCTGAACGTATCAAAGCCTACCGCGAAGAATACAACAAGTTAATTCCAGCTATTACTGCGGCTCAAGAGCGAGTAAACCAAGCTGAGAAAAACTTAGCTGGTTCTCCTGCAGATACTGAGCAACGCCTTTTAGCCGAACGCACTGTAGCAGAGACAAAAGCTTATTTAGCTAAAACTACTGCTGAAGCACAAATTGCTGCAGGTAAAGCTGCAAGTGATGCCGAAATCAAGTATAATGATATGTCTATCAAGCGTTTAAATGCTTACAATGATGCGTTCGCTAATGCCTTTCAAGGTATGGCTGATGCGTTAGTAACTTTCGCTCAGACAGGTAAGTTAAGCTTCAAAGGTTTAATCGATTCTATGTTAACCGACTTGATTCGTTTTGAACTACGTGCCCAAATGTCAGCCTTATATTCTGCAACTGGTGGTGCTTCTGGCCTCATGAGTATGTTAGGTTTAGGTGGTGGCATGACAGCTCAAACAAGTGCATTAACTGGTGGTACTGGTAATGCTTCAGGCATTAGTACTCAAGCAGCCTTAGGTAAGGCTTACGATGGTGGTGTACAAATGTTTGCTAAGGGTGGTTCATTCACTAACTCAATCGTAGATAGCCCTACATTATTCAAGTTTGCCAAAGGCACTGGTTTAATGGGTGAAGCAGGTCCAGAAGCTATTATGCCATTACGTAGAGGTCCAGATGGTTCTCTAGGTGTTCAATCACAAGGTGGTGGCGGTGGTAACGTATCTGTTAACGTCATCAATAACTCTTCTGCTCAGGCAACTACTTCAGAGACTAAAGACTCTAGAGGTAATCGTCAAATTGAGGTTATCATCGGTGACATGGCTGCTAGTGAAGTTCAACGCAGTGGTAGTGCTTCACAAAAAGCTATGAAAAATACATTCGGTGTACAACCACAATTAATTAGGAGATAACTATGGCATACGCATTTATTTGGCCTGTGGATTTACCGCAGAAACCTAATACAGATTATTCTGAAACTAGCGGGACTTTAATTCTTAGAACATCTATGGATGCTGGTCCTGCTAAAATGCGTAGGCGTGGTGCTAGAACTAACACCTTGCAAGTTACTTTTGAAATGTCAACAGCTCAGGTAGAGATACTTAGAGATTTTTCTGAAGGCGATTTAAAAGGCACGGCAAGGTTTGGTTTTACACATCCTCGTACTAATGAGATTGTTGAAGTTCGAATCGTCCCTCAACAAGATGGTGCTTTATACTCTATTGGATATATCCTACCAGAGTTTTGGCGAGTTACTATGCAATTGGAGGTATTACCTTGAGTCGCTTAACTAGCATGTCACCAGAAGCAATTAAGGCGGTATTCTCTCCAGATTCAGATGCCGACTTAATCTTCTTACTTACTATTTATAACCCCGCTAATCCTAGTCAAGTAATTGCAAGATTAGCAGATGGTTTTACACAGCGTATTTCTGAGACTGATACGGACGTTATTTATGGTGTGAAAAGCAATGGAAATGATTTCATCTTTTTACCAATGGAAATTGGCTTACCTACTGAAGAAGAGGCTCAAGCTCCACGTTGCTCAATTACGCTCCACGATGTAACTAGATATGTTACACCGATTATTAGAACCGTTACAGCACCTCCACCTATCAAGATGGAGCTTGTGCTTTCTAAGTCACCTGACGTTGTAGAAGTTTCATTTGACGGATTCTATATCAATAGTTTCACGTATAATGCTAACTCTGTAACGGCAAGCTTATCCATGATTGATTTGGAACGTGAACCGTTTCCAGCGCATTCATTCACGCCGAGATATTTCCCCGGTATGTTCTAACTCCATTTTTATGAGGTATTTTAATGTGGTCAAATAATTATATCGGTATCCCCTTTAAATACAAGGGCAGAACCGAAGAGGGCTTAGATTGTTGGGGTCTAGCTCGTCTTATCTATAAAAATGAGTATAACATTACCCTCCCATCATTTAGTACCGAATATGAAGACAGTGATGTAAACCGTATTGAGGAATTAATTGCTCAGTATAAAGAAGGTTGGGAATCCGTAGATGCACCAACTGAAGGTACAGCTGTTCTATTCAGAGTAATGGGGCATGAATCTCATATTGGTGTGGCAGTATCACCTACGCACTTTATCCATGCCAGAGAAGGTTATGATTCAGCTATTGAATCCTTCGAATCTCCTTACTGGAAAAGACGCATCGTAGGTCACTTTAAATACAATGCTAAAAGCGGTGCGATTCTTAACGTAGTTCCGCATCCATTACGTACAGAACGTCATACAGTTCCAGTACCAGAAGGTACTAAGCTAGACGTTTTAGCCAAGTGGATTTTAAAAGAATACTCCATTGCTGAAGAAATCAAGAGCAAGGTTCACATCATCCTTAACGGTAGAGTCATCGAAGAAGCTCAATGGCCTAGTATTACTTTAAAAGATACGGATACTGTTGAATATCGTGCTATCCCTACAGGTGGTAATACCACTCGTTTAATTTTAACTCTCGCTGTTATTTACGTAGCGGTAGTTACTGGTGGTGCATACGCAGCTGGTTTAGCTGAGGCTACTGGTATGTCTGTAGCTGGCGCTCAGGCAGTTATTACAGCTACTGTAAGTATGGTTGGTATGCAAGCAGTCAATATGATTGCACCTATCCGACCACCAGATATGGGTCCAGACCCAAAAGACCCCGGTAGTGCTGAACGTGCCTTAATGGTAACTGGCGCTCAAAACCGTGGTACTCCTTATCAAGCTATTCCTGTAGTTTTAGGTAAAGTTCGTGTTACACCTCCACTTGGCGCTGTCAATTATCTAACCTACGAAACAGAGCGTGATAACTATTTATCCATGCTTCTAATTTGGGGTTATGGTCCTCTCACAATTTACAACGATTCTTTCCGAATTGGTGAACAAGCTATTAGCAACTATACCGATTACCAGTTAATCAACTTAGAGAGAAAAACCACAGAAACTTATGAGCAACTATCTACCTTTGATGCAATCTATGGTAACGATATTACTCAAGTTAATCCACGGTTAGAATTAGTTTGTGATGGTAATCCAGAGGCAACAGTAACTGCTGGCCCTTGGGCTGAATCTATTTCAACAGAGCATGTTGATTATGTTACTGTAGCACTACACTTCCCACAAGGTTTACGTAAGATTAAATCTAAGGGTGATGGTGCTGGCAATAGTTATACAGCTCCAACTACCTTCGAGTTTGGTGTTTATTACTCAGGTGATTGGCACAGTCTAGGTACAGTCGTGTTAGGTGCAGATGCAGCCAAGAAGGATGCCTTCACTTACACGCAATCCTTTTACGGGTCTGTTGCTTTCCCAGTCACAAACGAAGGTTTAACAATTCGAGTTCGTAGAAACACTGGCGATAATACTGAAGATAATCCTGACTACAGATACTACCATCAAGCTTACTTACAGACAGTAACTTTTACTCGTAATGCAAAACCTGCATTAGACCCTAACGGTTGCAAGATTGCAAAATCAGCTTTCAAGATTAAAGCAACTGACCAGTTAAATGGTTCTATCGAAGGTATTAACGCAATTGTTCAAACATATACAAAAGATTGGAATGGTTCTGCTTGGGTTCTTAACTCAACAAATAACCCTGCATCTTTATTCCGCTATGTATTAGAGCATCCAGCTAATGCTCAAAAGATTACTAACACCAACAAGTTTGACTTAGTTCAGTTACAGCACTGGCATGCATACTGTGCAGCTAAGGGTTTTACCTTCAATTCAGTATTAGGTACTCAGAAGAGCTTATTAGAGGTCTTACGAGATATTTGTGCTGCAGGTAGAGCTAGTCCAGCCCTTGTGGATGGTAAGTGGACAGTAACTATTGACGAAGAGAAGGCTAACGTAATCCAGCATTTCACACCGCACAACAGTTGGGATTTTGAATCCTCAAAAGCTTTACCTAGAATTCCAGACGGATTAAGAGTAACGTACTTTGACGAAGACCAGAATTACCAAGAGAGTGAAGTAATCGTATATGCTACTGGTAAGAATAGCAGTAATTCCTCTGTATTTGAATCCATTCAGTTACCGGGCGTTACTAAGAAAGCTAACGTAATTGACCACGCAAGATGGCATATTGCTCAAGCTAAACTCCGTCCTGAACTCTATACATTAAATACAGATATTGAATATCTTGTTTGTAATAGAGGTGACCGAGTAAAAGTAGCTCACGATATTCCTATGTGGGGTGTTGGTAGTGGTCGTATTAAGAATAAGCTTTCTAATGTTATTTTAGAACTTGATGAACCTCAAGAATATAGCTCAACTAAGAACTATGTTATTCGCGTAAGAGGTTCTGACGGTAGCAGCACAGTTCGTAATATCGTACCTTTCAGCACTATTATCAGTCACGATGTAACCGATGGAATTACCACTGTTGTTTTTGATGCGATGCATCAATTCTCTGTAGGTCAAACTGTTATTCTCAATATGCAGAATGACGAAAACTTTGTGAATATTCCAGTAACTATTACAGCAATTACAGATACAACTATTAGTTATGACTTAAATGAAGGTGAACACGAAAGTGCTGTTTCCTATGGTACAGTTAAATACGCAGACGGTTTTATTGACAAGGTAAAAGTTTCTGCATCAGTAACAGACGCTGAAGCTGACGATTTAGATTTATTCATCTTCGGTGAATTAGCCTCTGATTCTCAAGACTTAATCGTACTGAGTATTGAACCTACAACAAACAAGTCAGCTCGATTAACCTTAATTGATTATGGTGTAACACCAACTTATAATATCTTCACTGATTATTTAAGTTTAACTGAAAGTGTAGTATTTGAATCTCAAATTACATTGCCAGCTAAGTTACAAATTGAAAGTTTCAAGCCAGAGCAGATTCCATTTATTACTAAGTTTACTAGTGACGAATCTGTAATGGAAAGAATTGCTGCAGGTGTATTTAAATACAACTTGAAATTATCTTATTCAAATGTCACAGGTCTACCTAAAACTGCCGATAAGGTACAAGTACAGTTCGACTTAGCTGGTGCTACAGATTCGCTAAACCAGCGCATAGTTACTACAGATTTTATGAAAGGCTCTGTAACTATTCCAGATGTAACTGAGGGTGAAAACTACAAGTTACGCATTCGTTACATCTCAACTGAGAATAGAGTAGGTACTTGGTCTGAATGGGTGGATACTACGATTGTAGGTAAGACAACCCGACCTAGTACTGTTACAAATTTCACAGCTTTGCCTGATATCACTACAGGAAAATTAGACCTAACTTGGGATAATAACACTGAGATTGATATTAAAGGCTATGAAGTACGTATAGAAGATACTGGATGGGGTACAAACATTAATCGAGTATTCTACGGTTCTACTAATACGTGCATTGCCGCGCCAGAAGATTCAGGACAGACTAACACGTATTTTATCAGAGCCTTCGATTATGGTAATAACTACGCAGATGTAAGTGCCAGTTTAGTATATACTGCACCTACTCCAACTAGTGCTACTAATTTACGTTACGTATATGGTACGACCAGTAATACAAACTCTACCGTAACATTTAGTTGGGATGCGGCTGTAGGCTCTTTCTTTAATATTAAAAGTTATATTGTTAAAGTCAGCCGACCAGAAACACCTGATGAAATTGTTGCAACAGCTAGTACTTCGTTTACTACAAGAGCTGATTGGTTAGGTAACGCTATTCTTTCTGTAACATCTGTAGATGCTGCAGGTAGTGAAAGTATCCCTGCTGAATTAACTATTCCCAAGTATGCTCCAGACAGTTTAGTTTCATTAGCAACAGAGGTTGTAGACAACAACGTATTACTCCGTTGGGTATTACCAGCCACTACAAGCTTACCTGTATCACATGTGACTATCCGTAGGGGTGCTACATGGGAAGCTGCAGACAAAGATATTGGTACAAAGAACGGTACGTTCACGACAGTTTTCGAACTTTCAGGTGGGCGTTATACTTATTGGATTGCAACTGTTGATACAGATAATAGAGAATCAGAACCAATAGCTGTTTCAGTTACGGTTTCTCAACCTCCTGACTTCGTATTCAACGCTGAGTATGTAAGTGATTTCTCTGGTACAAAAGTTAATACAACTCCAGTAGTTAATACCAGTGGTTTATTAATGCTTGTCGATACAACTGAAACTTGGTCAGAGCATTTTACATCTAACTCATGGGATACACCTCAAGAACAAATTGATGCGGGTTATGCATATTATGCACTCCCTGCAGGTTCTTTAGCAAGTTATCAAGAGGTATTTGATTATGGTCAGACACTTGCAAGCAGTAGTATTACAGTCAGCCGATTAGGTACAATCATTTCAGGTTTCCCTACAGTTTATTCTGAGATTGAAACCAGTTTAGATGGTTCCTCATGGACTACACCTCAAGCAGTAGATGCACTTTTTGCTTTCAACTTTAGATATATCCGAATTACTGTTAAAGCTACAGCCAATAGTGACCAAGATTTATTCACCTTAACCCATTTGGTAGTTCGTTTAGATAATAAACAGATTACGGATTCAGGTAATGTTGAGGCCTTGAGTACAGATACAGTAGGTACAATTGTGAACTTTAACAAAGAGGTTATCGATGTTCAAAGTATCACCTTAACACCTGCAGGTACTACACCATTGTCAGCTGTGTATGATTTTAAAGACAGCGTTCAATCAGGAACTTACTCAACTACTTCAGAAGTTTGTACCGTAAACATTACAAG